CATCTTCACATTCATTTGTCCAACCAGAAGGCATGCCGTTGTAACCAATACCAATGATAGTATTGTCTTTTACAATAACACAACCAACATGAAGTCTTTTTGCTGAAGATAATTCAGCATAGACTTCAGCTGCATTCATGTGTGCATCAATGAATTTTTCTTTCATCCGAAATTCTTTTTAATAACTTTGAAAAATTCTTCTGTGCCAAAATAATTCCAACCAGAAGAAACTTGATATTTCAAATTAACAAACATTTGCCCAACCATTGCGTTAACAGCCCAACTTAAAATTTCTGAGTCGAGTTTTTGTCCCGCTTCACTTATTTCTAAGAATTTAACACCATCTAATTGTTTTTCTTTAATAATAGCACCACATTTATTGGGTTTCATCCATTCTGGAATACGTTCATCAGATAGCCATTGACATTCAAATTTTTGACAAGTATCAGGACGTTGATCATAAATTGTACAACCTTTTTCTAAAGAAACGAATTGACACTTGCGACCAGGCCACATCTCATATCCATGAGAAATATTACCAAGCCAACCCTCACAGCATAGTGTGCAATCACCACAAGAACGCTTTGTTGAAATAATAGGAATAGTTGTCATCATTCTAAGAACGCCAATGGTACTTCTATCTTACGCAAACCATTTGCATAGAAGAAGAATGGTACAAATCTTTCATTTAAGAAACCAGGATATCTCCATGGATTAATCTCTGTACAGTTGTATTGTTTAACACTTTTATTTGGAAATGTTTCAGAACAATTCTTCCAGATGTATTCCATGATATCAAAATACTCATTCACAAGTTGTTTGAATAGGTGTCTAGGTAGAATATAAACACATTCGTAATTACAAATACTGTTATCAGTAAACCATAACATATGTTTACGATAGCTTGGATTTACAACTTGAATGCCTTCTTTAAATAGATTCCAATATTCAGGTAGTTGTGATTCTAGGTATTGATTCTCAATCGAATTGTGCATCATACGATAACGACTACAGACAACATCAGCTGACTGTAAGTATCTTAATGCGGCTTCTTTTTGTGAATCAGATGTTAATAACTTACACGATTCAACATTAGATGGTACATGAAGTTTTTCACCAACATAACCAACACTCTGCTGAATTGCTAGATATCTACGATATGAACCAACGCCAAGATATTCAGAATCGGTATCATTGTTAGCAAGGTAGTAATCAGTTGCTTGTTGGCCAATCGCCTTGAGAAAATCAAGTTCATCGACATGTGAATAATAATGGCGATACTTACTTACAGTATTCAATCCACTATTTACATTGGTGTATTCACCATTGGGACTTGGTGGGTGCCATTCAAATGCACCACGGCCTCCTGCGTAGGAAGCTTTTACCCAACTCGAATCAAAATTGAAAGCATACTCTTTGTGAGTATGTATCATCATATTAATATTCATAATAATCCTAAATGGGGGCAAAAAGCCCCCACAGTTTAAACTGTTACTTCTTCTTGAAGCAACTTTGGTTGAAACAGTTTCAGTTCAGATTCGATTTGAATTTTACGAGGTTTCTTGTGGTCAGGAATAACATTCTCTAGACCAATACGAAGAATACCATCTTTGAATTCAGCACCACGAACTTCAATAGTTTCCATTAAACGAATTTTCTTGGTAAATGCCCGTGTAGCAATACCACGATACACATACTCAAGACCTTCTTTGTCTTTCTTTTCACCTTTGATGATTAGATTACCATCGTCAAGTTGAATATCAATTTCATCTTTACCAAAACCAGCAACAGCAAGTTCAACGACATAATTGTTGTCGTTTACTTTTAGAATGTTGTGTGGTGGAAAAGATGGTGCTGGCTGAGTACCTTCAACTAGTCTTTCGATTTCATTGAATAGGTTATCAAAACCAACAAAAGAAGGATAAAGTGCAGAAATGCGTGTCATATAGTTCTCCTATTAAGCGAGTTTAAAAAAATGTAACCCCGAAGGCGTTACAACATTATTTAGACAGCAAATCAATAATCGTTTAGTTTTTTACCGATATTGTATTTTGCTATCAAGTCCCATTCATCTTTTTCTTTAAAAGAAATAATCTTTATTTGATGCAATGGTGCTATATTGTCAGTAAGAATATTTGAATTAATAATCTTAACTAGACCCCATTCTTCCAACAAAACTGCAATTGCATTTCGTCTTTGTATATCATTCTCAGATATGTTAGATGGCTTACCATCCAATGCAAATAGCTCTTTAAAATGTACAATGTAATACTTGCCCTGCTTGTGCAATATGTGACAAGATTGGTATAAAACTTTTTCTTTACGAGAAGATACACCAATTCGTGTAAGAGTTTCCCGAACCTTTAAAAAATCATCCTGTTCGGTGAGTATAATCTCAACGAACTTTGATAAATCAACCATATCATTTCCTTAATCCACCGGTGTCGGTTTGTTCTTTTAGTTTTTGGATTTGTTCTTTACTCAGAATCCGTAACGCTTCGTTGGCTTTAGAATTTGAATAGTTGAAGATTTGCTTAACACATTCTATATCTTCACTCTGTTCAGATTTCTTAGCCCACTTAGCAAACGGTCTCTTTTGAGACCTGACGGTATTTAGTAAAAAGTCATTCTGCAACTTCTTATCAAGGAAATGTCTACGATTCATCTCATTCGCATACAAGATACAATCTTTATGTTGAGAAAGACCACGATTGATTAGAAAAGGTTCATACCCTTTCTCTGTGATATCGTCAACAATAAGTTGTTTCTTGTTCTGAAGAATTGCATTCAGATAGTCAAATGGGTTCATAATACCATCCTGAGTAGACCGATTGAATCTATAGCTGTTAGTAACAAGTAATTAACCAACATGCCAAATGATTGCCTAGTATAAGCAGCCCAAGCATAGAGACTACAACCGAGGATCCAAACAGGGTAAAGAGCAAGTAAGGGCGGATTGGGTACTGTGATAGCCATGGTAATCGAACACCCAATACTAATAGCCCAAGCAAGCAACTCAATGCAAAAACGAACACGATTAGAATTCCAGTCATCTTTAATCCATTCTACAGTAGGTTTGAATAAATCTATAATCATGTAAACTCACATTCTACCATAATCTCTGTCAAACAAGCAACAGTATTAATTTCATGGTCAGCAACAAATGCAGCCTTGTATTGGTAGTCAGCAAGAATTAAAACGGCTTGAGGAATAGATTGCGGTTTCATTACATCATATAATGAATCATAGATTTTACGATAGAGGGTTGTTGAATCAATTTCATGTGTTGCAACCCATTTACGAATTGAACTAAAATCTTTTGACTTAACAAATTTTATAATCTCATCAATTGATACATCACCGATCTGTGCAAGAATGCCAGTATCGATTTTACCAAACTGAGAATATCTTTGTAACTCATTAATGATTCTACGAAAATCAGGAAAGTGTTTCTTGATTAATTCAGCAATAACCTTGTCATCATACTCAATCGATTCACTTTGTAGAACTGTCTTGATTCGTTTGAAGAATGCAGCCGCCATCTTGGCGTTCTCACCATTCTTTAGATTGAATTCAATTACAGCACAACGTGAATGTAATGGTTCGATGATACGATTCTTGTAATTACAAGTAAAGATGAAAGAACAGTTGCCTGCAAATTCTTCAATCGCATTACGCAAAGCAGGTTGCGTAGAATTTGGGTTTAGATAATCAGCCTCATCAATGATGATGACCTTTCGGCCACCACTAAAACTCATTGAAGATGCATAACCCTTAATTTTATTTCGGAAAGTATCAATGCCTGATTCATCAGAACCATTGATTACGATGTAATCGCAACCGATTTCGTTGCATAGTGCTTTCGCTACAGTAGTCTTGCCAACTCCTGCCCCACCAGCCAGAAGAAGATTTGGAATCTGTTTTTGATTCACATACTCCTGAAATGGTTTCTTTAGACGTTCGGGAAGAATACACTCCTCGATTGTCTTTGGGCGATACTTTTCTGTCCACAGTAAATGTTCCATTGGAACCTCTCATAATATAAATCATACACAAGTTAGTCACGTTCATTAAAACGTGCAACCACATCCAAGTAATTGTCAGTCACATTATACACAACTCCAGTGGCAGTGTAAATAGAAGTTACGGGAATAACTTCAGTAACTTCTTCTGTTTCTGGATTTTGTTTTGTCAATACACTTTCAAATACATTCACAACATGACGAGGATTAATCGCCAATGATTGTGAAGCATTACCTTCAAGTGCATTGGTAAAGTACTTTAGCATCATTCAGCCTTTTCGAATTTACTACCTGGTTCAGTAGTCACCCAATACTTGATTGGATTCTTTTGGTTGGTGAATTGAGAAATGCCTTTAGATGAAATTTTTACATCGTAACTACCGGACATTAATTTACTGATTACTTCAGTTTTGAAAATCATTCTAAATTTATCACCACTACCAGTCACAGGCAATTCAAGTGAGTCGGTGTGTGCCGAATCATTCTGCAAGTCAAGTGTAACAATATTGATTTTTGCACCATCAGATTCGATTGCAATTTGTGGTGAAGATAGTACAGAAGCCGCACGGAGAATCCACTCAAAGTCTTCAGCAGAAAGAGAGAAAGATACTTCTGGATCAGGCATTGTTAATGCTTTTTCTGGAGGAGTATTAATTAAATTGCCTGCACAGAATCGATACAGAATCTTAGAACGGCCGCCGTTGCCTACGATAACGACATTGTTATCGGAGAATTCAAACGATGGATCATCTTTGTGTAAGGATACCACAGAAAGAAAGTTGTTCAAATCATAAACACCAAACTCAGTTGGAATTTCTTCATTGATAGTTGCCTCTGCGAGAATGTTCTTCAGAGAAGAAACAGTCTTTAGAGTTTTGCCTTGTTTAAATAAAAGGCCTTGATTGATAGAACCAAAGTTCTTCAAAACGGAGAGTGTGTCATTCGATAATTTCATAATTTAGTTTCCTTAGTCAAATCGTGATTATGTAGAGCCATAATGCTATAGTGTAACACTTTTAGCAAATCTTTGCGGTTATAACCGTCTTTCTTCCCATATCTTTGGGAATACTTCATAATGTTACCAATGCAAAATCCTTCACCATGTCCTGAGTCCATGATAAATTCAGTTGCCTGGAACTTATTCTGTGAGTAGTGTTCGCCATAGGTATCATCAATGTACTTTTTGAGCTCATTGATGATACGGTCCTCACTATACTTGTATTGAATAGTGGTTGTTTTCAAGCGATAGCACCTTCATCGTCATAGTCATCTTTAATGAAAGAAGAAACACCTAAAGTTTTATTTAATGATTTTTTAGTTTTTGTTAATGTGAAGTTTTTTCTAAAACCATCATTGACACCGACAATAACCATCTCATTCATATTTGGTGTTAACGATGATACAGCAGGAACAAAATAACCAAACTTAACTTTTGATGGCATTTTTTTACCATAGAGAGTATCTAATTTTGAAGTATGTTGTATCCATTCATTAGTAGATATATGCATCCTAAGAATATAAGCTTCTTCTGGATCCCAACCTTCTAAATGATCCGTATGAAAAACAATCCTAAATTCTTTTGCTTTAGGATACATCTTCATCGCTTCACCTATTGCATAAGGTATCTTTTTAATAGAACCAGTTGCAAACCAAAGATATTTAATATCATCAGTATCTGGATAATGTACTCTAAAAGAGTCAAGTGCTGGTTTAGAAGTAAATGATTTAACTACTATATCTTCACCATTATCATCAATTCTATTTGAATATTTATTGAAGACTTCAGCAGCTAAATTATCTTTAGTTTTACTATGCCAACCAGTTGTATATGTTATTGAATTAACGAAATAACAAATTTCTTCTTTAACTAAAGGTATTGTTTTCTTTTTGACTGCACTTTCAATCATATGTACAACGTCACCTTTTGTTAATCTTCCAGCGGGTTTATGTGTTGCATTATCTCCACCAAATTTTAAAAGAAAACCTCTTTCAATTTCAATATCAGAAAAACCATCCATGCCAGTATACACAACACAAATAATATTCCTAACACCCAATTCTTTTAGAATAGCTAAACGAGTATGACCTGAAATGATTGATAGAACACCATTTTTATGTAATCTCAATTTAGGTGGATCAAATTCTAATGTATATCCAACAGAGAGTATATCAGTTCTGAGATTTGGTTTTTCAGGATTCTCACCACCTTCTCTATATTCTTGAGAGTATAGTTTACTTGTATTGATATCTTTAATGTCAATTAGCTGAAACAGAGAACCGTCATCACCACGCATTAAGACAATAGGTAATTGTTTATTATCTTCAGGATTAAAAAAGGTGTCTCCATAAAATTGGGGTTTTGTTTTAACATTTACTAATTCTAATGCTTTTTTTACATCAGTCTTTTTGAAAGATTTAATCTTTCTAACATTTATCACATGATTCATAATATAAAATAACTCCTATAATTTACCAGTATATTGTGCAACAGCAGGCATGTTACCACTAAAGGCGTATGTACCGATGTGTTGCGTTTTCATCCATGGACATAGATAGATTGTTCCACCCATCTTGCGCCACATTTGACAGAACATATAATCTTCGGAAAGATATCGTTCTGAACCACCACCTGTGATACTATCTTTTGTATCGATAACAGTATCAAAGTAAGCGTGAATATAACGTGTACCATCAAAGTTGGCTTGACCAACATGATCTGGTTTATATTTGATAGATGGATATTCAACTTCCATTCTTTCAAACACTTCACGTTTCACTAACATGAAACCTGTACCAATTTCCATAACTTCAAGAGGTTCAGTTACTTGGAATTGTGATGTACCTTTTACAACATTGAAAACGTATTCGCCTACAAGTTGTTCAAGTTCTTTTGGTTCCATATCGGGGTGACTTCTTGCAGCTGCTGCAACATTTCCCCAATTGATTGATTTCTTAGGATAAGGTCCGCCGATAACGTCTTTATCTAAGGCAAGAAGTGCTAAAACATCTTGTGGATTATAATGAATATCAGAATCGATAAACAAAAGGTGTGTATAACCAGAACGGAGAAATTCATCTACAAGGTAGTTTCTTGCTCGAGTAATTAGAGATTCATTGAACAGGAATGAAAACTTAGTTTCAACCCCATATTTTGCCATTGTTGTTTGTAAGTCCAATGCTGACTTAACATAAAGACCATGTGACATGCCACCGTACATAGGTGTGGCAATAAACAGTTTGTTCTTTTTTAGTTCTTCGACTTTAACTTGTATTTCCATAATGTATCCATAAAATAAAAAGAGAGAGTAATATAATATATATCACTCTCTCATAGGCTACCTAAGGAATATTAGGCGAAAGCACGTTCACCTTGTGAACGAATTGCTTGAATACCAGCAGCAACAATGCGCTTAGTTGGTGTTCCAAGGCGATAGAAAGAAACTTTATCGCCACTTGAAGTAACACG